TTGAGCTGTGAAAATGCCTGGCTGGTCTGCTCCGCTTTACTGGTCACATCCTGCTTAAGGGAGGCAAAGGAATTTTCCAGCGCGGCGATACGCTGGTCGGATGCGCTGAGGCTGGTCTGCACATGTTCGCTGACCACCGTCCCCGCTTCATGCACATCCGCGAAACGGGCGTCATCGCTCGCCTGTTTGCGGCCGAAAATACTTTTCACGGTGTCGCTTAATTTGGTGAAGACGGTTTCGGCCTGGTCTTCAAATTCCAGTTCCGCCAGGGTGGCGACAGAAATCAGGTTTTCCGGGGCTGTCTTGAAGCGGTTAAGCGGATTGCTTTTCGCGGTGCGGCAGAACTCCAGATACTCGGTGCCGAGGCTTGCCGGGTCATCGGTGACAGCCAGGCCGACCAGGTAGCATTTACCGGTGTTGGCAAAGTTCGGCTGGATCTCCATTGAGGTGTAAACCTTCTGGCCCTTGCCAACCATTTCCACCAGGTTGTCGAGCGGCGCGATTTTGCCGAACAGCGCCCATTTACCGTTAAGCGCCGAATCGTCTTCGATTTTTTCCGCTTTCAGCTCCACCACGTCACCGTAGCGGTTGAATGCACCATCCGGGAGGATGCCGCGCAGATGTTCCAGGTTGATACGGCAGCCATAGACGCGGGGGTCAAAACCTGCGGCCATTTCCTGAATATCGGTCGCGCTAATCACGCGGCCATCGCAGGTATCGCCCTCAACGCCGATACGGAAAAACTTACTTACTTTTTTTGCCATCGTCAGGAGTCCTGATTGTGGGGTTACGGGTTCGGGGTTAGTTTTCCCGACCCGGCCCCTTCCGGCTATCAGTGCCGGATGGGTACGCCCTCACACAACAGCGCCTTAGCGATTCGTAAGCGGCTCATCAGTAGCCTTGCCCTGTATCAATTACGGCGAGGCATCCATGACCATCACCACCGACACGACGCTTTTAAACGATCCGCGACGACAGGCGGCGCTGCTGTACTGGCAGGGCTTTTCCGTGCCGCAAATCGCCGAAATGTTGCGGACCAAACGGCCTACCGTACAGAGCTGGAAACAGCGCGACAGCTGGGACGAAACCGCACCGCTTAACCGTGTGGAAAGCACGCTTGAAGCCCGGCTCATCCAGCTCTACGCAAAGCCGGATTTAACCCCGCATGATTTCAAGGTTGCCGACTTTTTGTCGCGCCAGATGGAGCGCCTTGCCCGGGTCAACCGCTACGGTCAGACCGGCAACGAGGCCGATCTCAATCCCAACGTGGCGAACCGCAACAGGGGCGAGCGTAAGAAGCCGAAAAAGAATTTTTTCAGCGAAGAAGCTATCGAAAAACTGGAGGAGATTTTCCTCGCGGAGTCGTTCGAGTATCAGCTCAAATGGCACCGCGCCGGGCTGGCTCACCGCATCCGCGATATCCTGAAATCCCGCCAGATCGGCGCGACGTTTTACTTTTCCCGCGAGGCGCTGCTGCACGCCCTGAAAACCGGCCATAACCAGATATTTTTATCAGCCTCAAAAACGCAGGCGTATGTGTTTCGGGAATACATCATCCAGTTTGCGCGCCTGGTCGATGTGGACCTCTCCGGCGACCCGATTGTGATCGGCAACAACGGGGCAAAGCTGATTTTCCTCGGCACCAACTCCAACACCGCGCAGAGCCATAACGGCGACCTGTATGTTGATGAGATTTTCTGGATCCCCAACTTCCAGCGGCTGCGTAAGGTTGCCTCGGGGATGGCTTCGCAAAAGCATCTGCGCACCACCTACTTTTCAACCCCCTCCTCCCTCGGGCATGGCGCATATCCGTTCTGGTCAGGTGAGCTGTTTAACCGGGGCCGGGCCAGCGCCAGTGAGCGTGTCGAGATCGATATCAGCCATTCTGCGCTGGCCGCCGGGGTTGCCTGCGAGGATGGACAGTGGCGGCAGATTGTCACCATTGAGGACGCGCTCGCCGGTGGCTGCACCCTGTTTGACCTGGACACGCTGAAGCGCGAAAACAGCGCCGATGATTTCCGCAATCTGTTTATGTGCGAATTTGTTGACGATAAAGCGTCGGTGTTCCCGTTCGAGGAGCTGCAACGCTGCATGGTGGACAGCCTGGAAGAATGGGAGGACTACGCCCCGTTTGCCGATCGTCCGTTCGGCCAGCGCCCGGTCTGGATTGACTACGACCCGTCACACCGGGGCGACAGCGCCGGGTGCGTGGTCATCGCCCCGCCGATGGTTACCGGCGGCAAGTTCCGTATTCTGGAGCGCCATCAGTGGAAAGGCATGGACTTTGCCACCCAGGCGAACGCCATCCGCGAGCTGACCGAAAAATATTACGTCGAGTATATCGGTATCGATGCAACCGGCCTCGGCCAGGGTGTATATCAGCTGGTTCGCTCCTTCTACCCGGCCGCCCGCGAGATCCGCTACACACCGGAAATTAAAACAGCAATGGTGCTTAAGGCAAAAGACACCATCAGCCGCGGCTGTCTGGAGTACGACGTCGCCGCAACCGACCTCACGCAGTCGTTTATGTCCATCCGTAAAACCATGACCGGCAGCGGGCGCAGTGCCACCTATGAGGCCAGCCGCACCGAGGAAGCCAGTCACGCGGATCTCGCCTGGGCCACCATGCACGTACTGATTAACGAGCCGCTTACCGCTGGCAGCGGCGGGGCTTCATCTTCTATTCTGGAGTTCAACTAATGCGAAAACGTAACAAGCGCCAGCGCAGCCAGCAGGTAACAGAGACCATCGCCACCGGCACGCAGAAAATGGAGGCGTTCACCTTCGGCGAGCCGTCCCCGGTACTAGACCGCCGCGACATTCTGGATTATGTCGAGTGCGTGACCAACGGCAGATGGTACGAGCCGCCGGTAAGTTTTACCGGCCTTGCGAAAAGCCTGCGGGCTGCGTTGCACCACAGCTCACCGATTTACGTGAAGCGAAACATTCTGGCGAGCACATTTATGCCGCATCCCATGCTCTCGCAGCAGGATTTCAGCCGCTTCGTGCTCGATTTTCTGGTGTTCGGCAACGCCTTTTTTGAAAAGCGCATGAGTGAAACAGGAAAGGTACTAAAACTGGAAGCCTCCCCGGCGAAATATACCCGGCGCGGCGTTGAGTTGGACACGTACTGGTATGTGCCGACCTTCTCAAACCCGCACCAGTTCATGTCCGGATCGGTTTTTCACCTACTGGAGCCTGATATCAATCAGGAGCTGTACGGAATGCCGGAATATCTCAGCGCCCTGAACTCTGCCTGGCTTAACGAAAGCGCAACGCTGTTTCGCCGCAAGTATTACCAGAACGGCGCGCACGCGGGTTACATCATGTACGTGACCGATGCGGCGCAAAGCAGCACCGACGTCGAGGAGCTGCGACAGGCAATGCGCAGCTCGAAAGGTCTCGGCAATTTCAAAAACCTCTTTTTCTACGCACCGAACGGCAAAGCAGACGGCATCAAGATCCTGCCGCTTAGCGAGGTGGCAACGAAAGACGATTTTTTCAATATCAAAAAGGTCAGTGCCGCCGACCTGCTTGACGCCCACCGTATCCCATTCCAGCTCATGGGCGGCAAGCCTGAAAATATTGCAAGTGTGGGCGACGTTGAGAAGGTGGCAAAGGTGTTCGTCCGCAATGAGCTTATGCCATTACAGGACAGGATCCGGGAGGTAAACGGCTGGCTCGGAGAGGAGGTTATCCGCTTCAAAAAATACAGCCTCGAAACAGACGAATAACCTATCCATAGCCGCCCACGAGGCGGCTTTTTTATTGCCAATCCTGCTCACTGACGCCGACAGCGCTCTGAGCATTTCCGCACTTCATCCCAGCACTTTTCCCACTTCTTACGCCAGGTAAAGGGGCGTCCGCAAACTGTGCAAATTTTTGTTGGGAGTTCGCTTTTTTTCACAAAGAGCCTCACGCGGTAAGAGTGGAAGACACATTATTTTAGCCGAAACAGGAGAGTGAGATGAGCACGGGCATTGGCCGGCACAAGTTCAGCACAAGCAATGGGAGCATATGGAGTCCTGACCAGGCAATCTGCCCATATTGCAGTTATGAGCATTGCGAGGCAGATCATGTTGATGTGGGGATTGGCTTAGTTCAGTGCGGTCCTTATTACTGCCCAGTATGCGAAGCATCAGAAATAAGCAGTCTCGATACGCGAGAATTAACGGGGCGTGAAAAAGAAACTGGCTGGTTCGAGCCGGGAAGCCCG